GGTAGTCTCTCGCCGCCATAGGGTCGCCGTACCAAAACTGCTCATAGGTCATGCCGTACACGCCGATATACACAGGTGCGGCTCGGTCGAACGCCTCGGTGTAGCTTGTTATCTTCTCGTCTTCAGACGGCGGGGCTGTTACAGTTCCACCGTCAGATGACCGTTTTTTACTTCATCGTCATCATCAGCCACAAGCGTAGACAGTGCCTGGTCATACAGTTCGCGCAAACGCTTGATCCACTTCGGCCTCATGCCGCCAAGGTCATCAAGCAGCTTCGTGGTCTTCTCAAGGCTGATGCGGGGGTCATATCTGCGGAAAGCGCAGAACCAAATCAGCGGTACATACGTTGCGATGTGGTCCTCAAAGTCATCCCACTTGAAACCACGTTCTTCGGCGAAACGCACCGTATCCCGGTTAAAGTCGAGGATATAGGTGCGGTTGGTCTCATCGTCATATACCTTCATAGGTGCTACTACTACGGTTTCTTTTTCCATGTTGTTCTTTCCTTTCTTGGATTAGAGAAAGGGGCGGTCAAAGCCGCCCCTAATGAGTCATCTGTCAGGTGGAAGCTGCCGCAAACTCAAAGTCGCCAGCAGGAGCGATGCTCACGCTGTTGCCAAGAGCCGCACCGACCTCAAAGCCGCCGAAGCCCAGTGCGTGGATAGCCGCAGGATAGTAGAAACTATCGATACCGCTTTCAGGCGGGTATGCGTACTCGATCCAAAACGTCTTACCAGCCGCAGCCGCAGTGTCATAAGCGGTCTTCATCGCTTCGAAGCTTTCACGGAACTCGGTAGCATCGTTCACGGTCAGCGCAATAACGCCGCCGGAGTCCGGCAGGTCGAAGATGTAAATACGGTTCGTGTTGTTGATGGCGGTGACATCAAGGACACCGGGCTGGTCGCCAAAGGACGGCACAGCGGTGACACCCTTCAGTGCCACATAGCCAGTGGTGGGGCGAGTACCAGTATTGTCAGCACTTGCTGCCCACTTGACCCACGAACCCGCACTAAGATTTGCATAGGTTGCCATGTGTTAAGTCTCCTTTTCCCTTTCTATGGATTTATCTGTATGAGAGTGAAATAAGCGTTTCTTCATCGCCGTTAAGCGGCATCTTGCGCTCGACAAGAGCAGTGTGGCGAAGCGTAATGCGAAAAGCGTTGCGGTCTACGTTGGGCAGTACCATCATCGCCGTGCGTGTATAGCCCATAGCGGCATAATCACTGTCAACGAAGTCTGCCAGTTCCTTCGCAAGGGCTTTCTTGCCCTGGCCTACGGTGTATATCTCCGTTTGGAACGTGACATTCACATAGCGTTCCGTGGTGTCGCCGATCTCCCTTGTGCGTAAGTGCGTGTAGTTGTCTGTCTGCCACAGGCTCACGCAAGGAAAGCCCTCAGGGAACTCGACATACTCGCCGTATACCCTCATATCCGGGTAGGCGGTAAGATATTCATTCCGAAGGTCGGTCGCTATTCGGTTGAACACAGCGTTTTCAATATCTATCATCTGTTTGCTCCAAACACTTTCTTGGCGATGCGTTCCTGGTTCGCCACGATTGCCTTGTAGGCTTCCAACATTCCGGGGCGTGGTGTCCTGTTATAGCGGTACTCCTTATACCCCGGCGAATCGTTGTAACGACCACCGTTTTCTGCAAGCCACTTAGACCATGTGTGCTTTCCTTCCGGCCCTTCCGACCATGAACCCGGTTCGATGTCGATTGGCAAAGGCCCCGACAGGGCGTGGTCTTTGGTCTTCACACCAGCACCAAACTCAAGGAACACAACCTGTTCGCCGTTCGCCCTGATTTCCCACACGCCCTCGCTGTCCTTGTGCGCTTTCACTTCGACAGAAGAGCCGTATGTTTTTTGGGCGGCAACCTCTCCGCACTGTGCAAGTTCCATAACGTACTGCTCTATTAAGCGTTCACGTTCTTTTGCGGCCTTGTTTAGTGCTATGATTGCCTTGTCAATGGAATCGGAGTCGAACAGGTCTACTTCAATGGTCTTCACGGCTGTGCTACCTCGGCAAGACGGATCGTGATGGAGTTGAGCGTGGGAATGGTTGCCGTAACCACATGGGTATGCGGTACTTCGTTCCCATCGCCGTCCATCGGACAAGTGCCGATCCACACGATTGTGCCTTTGCCTATCGGACAACTCATATCGTCCGTCATAAGCTGAAGGTCGTAGTTGTCCTCAAGGCCGTGGGCAGTAAGAGCGATGCCGCCTGTCCTCGCTCCGTAGGTCATCCGTGCCGGAACAGGGTCTTTATATGTGAGATGCGGTGAACCAGCGAGGTTGCCGTACTCGTCATAAGTGTCCTCTTCCGTATCGACTAATGCGTAGAATATGCGGATGGTGTTTCGTGCGAGGATCTTCACAGGCGTATCTCCTGCATGACTTCCATCAGAATGTCTTCGTCATTCACGCTGCCGTAGTGGCGATGGATGCCGTTCTCGTTATGGATCTGTTCGCCCTCGCCGCCCTTCCGAAGGAAGTACCTCACAGCAAGGTCGCACTGATTGATGGCGTACTGATCGGGTACATCCGTTACATCTTCCGGGATGCCGAATGGATAGCGTCTGTTCAGTACGGCAAACTTGGCTTTCGTCAGCAGTGTGCCGACAAGCGCATCGGTCGCTTCGGGGTCATCCACGATACTCTGAACGTATGCGATTTTTTCTGCGGTAGTCATGCTCATAGTTATTACCCTTTCTTCTTGACGGTCTTCTTTGGTTTCTCCGCCTTGGGAGCCTCGGCCTTGACAGGCTTTGGCTCCTCTTCACGGATAATGCCTACGGTGATAGATCCGTCAGCGTTTCGTCTGATAGCCATACTTAGGCAGTGTGGACATAGATGCCCTTCTTCTTGTTATTCAGCACCCAAGCACCGTGGGCATAGCGCAGATTCAGCTTCCACGCATCAGCTTCCTGGTTGACCTGAGGGCTGAACAGACGAGGGACATAGTGCTTCATGACCTGCATCACGGCACTCGGATGAACGATCATGAAGTCGATGTCAGCCGCGCCGGAAGCCTTGGAGAAACCACCAGCGGCGTTAGAGGCGGTCGGAGCGGCAAGGGTGATAGCGGTCACGAATCTGCCCTGCGGCACGGAGATAACTCTCATGTCGTTGTAGATGTCCACGTTGTAGTTCACATCGCGGTCACGGTTCATGACCATGCGGGTGATGCCGCTCTTGATGAGGCCGTAGAAGGCAGGGCTGACGAACAGGATTCTGCCCTCATAAGGCACTTCGGCGTTGTCCAGTGCAACGGTAGCGGCATCAACAGCGGCTACGGCAGCTGCACCAGTAGCGATAGTGCCGGATACGATCTGAGAGGCATCGGCGTTGGAAGCGTACTGGGCGAATCTGAAAGCATCCACTTCCGGGATAACGTGCTGACGCTCAACGGTAGACAGCAGACTGCCAGCGGCAAGGCCAAGGGTCTCATCGTTGTCGAGAACATCGACCATGTAGGAGCGGCCTCTATCGACATTCAGCACATAGGGCTGCCAGGAGCCGTTCACATCGCCGGGAACGAAGCCAGCGTTGCGGTCATAGTTGCCCATGCCCATAGTGGACAGGGTGAACAGGTTCACGGTGTTAGCCCCAGTGAACTGCACTCTCTCAGACAGGGTGTCGAGGATGGCGGTGCGGGACTCGGTGGTGTAGATCTCATCGAGCATCGGCAGGAACTTTTGGGCCAAAGCGATGCTGTTGGTAACAGGTGCGGTAACAGTAGTTGCCATTTCTATTTCTCCTTAAATTACTTTTTTCGTGGCGGTAGTCCCATCCACTTGCGGTATTTGTCGTCCTCGTCAGAGGCGACTGTATTGGTCGAGGGCGGTGTCCCGGTCGAGAGGTTGGCCTGTTTGCCATAGTTCTCGGTGACGGTCTTCGTCCTCACCTTCTGAATAAGCTGGTCTATGGAATCGAACACTGCGCTCATGTCGCCGTTCGCCATAGCCTCGGCTGTCTGTGCGGCAAGGTCGGCATCATACCCAAGCGATAAGGCTCGGTTTGAGTACGAAGATATGACCTTGTCACGCTTCAATGCTTCGTTTTCCTCACGAAGTTTTCGCTCTGCCTCGGCACGGTCGGCTTCGGCTCTCTCGGCTTCCGTCTGCGTCTGTCTGAACTTGTTCTTCCAATTCGCCGCATCGCTCGATGCGTTGTCGGTCGCCTTTTTCTGCTTCTCCAAGGCCGCTTGCAGTGCCTTGACAGATGCCGCTAACTCCTCGATGGTTGGAGAAGTGGTTTTCTTGTCTTCGGTGTTAGTCCCCGGCTCTTGGGTGTTCTTGTTTTCGGTGTTCTCTGCCATATCGGCTCCTTTCTTGCGCTTTTTCAGAGCATCTCCGCTCTCTTGCGAATTTTTTATTAGGCGACTTCTCTGCCGCCGATATAGAAAAGTCCGCTCTATTGGCGGCGCTTTATCGTGTGGTGTAGCGTAAAAGGCAGCGGCAATTTATGTTCAGTTCGGGGGACATAAAGTCGCCCGGTCTTAATGCGCTGTCTCCTGTCCATGAATAGAATCGGGCATCAAGCGGAACCGTTGCCCCTTGGAGTTCTTCATGCTCATCACGAACCTTGTCATCCATCATGGTTTCCCATGTCTTGTAGATGGTCACGCCCGGATGGTCCTTGGCATAACGCTCGGCAGCTTCATAGCCGCCCTCGTTGATAGTGCGGTGCGTCTCGGTTTCGGCTACTACGGCAAGCTGGTTCACCAGCTTCTCGGTTGCCGCTTCGTCTTTCGGTGAGGCTTCGTACTCGTCAAGGTGATGCTCGATGCGCTCACGGAAGGTCTCGCCCTTCGTGGGGCGGTTCGCTGACTCAAACATCCGCTCACGGCTCACCGGGAAATCCTGGTCGAAGTCAAGCCCCGCTACGGTCACGCCGTACACATAGCCCATCGTGATTAGTTCAAAGATGGTATCTTCAAGATGCTTGCGGTCGGCATAGCCTCTCGGAGTCTCAATGGTGTCAGAAGTGTCGGTCGCAAGCATCTCGGATAGCGTTGTCTTGATGTTGTTCAGTTCATCGAACTCAGGAAGGTCGCTTCTCATAACTCTCCAACGCCCGGATCATCCCCTGTATCGTGATCGTCCTCGATGATGACGGCTTCGCCCTGTCCGTTGCCCTGCGCTTCCACAGCATCGGCCTTGTCCGGGTCGCCCCATACCATCTCCAGGTACTTCTCCGACATCGCCACATCGGCGACAGGGTCATTCGATATGCCGCTCTTGCCAGCCGCAAGTACCGGGTGCATACCAGCCGCCATGAGGGTTTGGAATGCCTGTGCCTTGCTCTGCACGTTCAACTGGTCGTTGCGGACAAAGTGCAGTTCAAAGTCGGCGATATTGATGTCGAGCAAATTGCGCTCACGCAGGATCTTCGTTACGATGCGGTCGAACTGGCGGTTAGACTTCTTGAACAGATCTTCCGTGTTCAGTGCCGCTGCGGTGGCCTGATACCAGCCATTTCGGTAAAGCACCGCAGTACCCGTGTCGCTTGAGGAGCCGGTATCTCTCGATGTGGACGGCATAGCGCAGATGTGAAGCACCTGTTCGTAGAGGCTGTCCACCAGGACCTGCGTCTGCGTTTGGTCAAGCTGTTCCGACAGGATCTTGATGTCCGCTTTGTTCTCGCCTACGCTCTTCAGTTCGATAAGGCCACGGTCACGGAGCATATTTGCGGTCGCTCCGTCCGGCAGTTCGCAGTTTACAAGCACCAACAGGCTCTGAATGAACTGCTCGATGCCGTCAATGCGGTTGCTCTCTACGTTGTTGATGGCGTCCAGCATCGGTACGACAGCCTCAAAGGCCCCCATGTTCACGCTGTTGTAGCGGTACTCGATGATGGGGATCTCGCCAAGATAGTTAGGCTCGGCATAATCAAGTGAAACGGCAGTGGCAAGGAAGTCATGATTGGCCTGTGTGGTCATCATCTCGCCTCTTGCGCCGCCTGACAGGTGGTAAACCGTGTCCCTTGTGAACACATCGAAGCGGCTTGTGTTGCCCTGCACCACGAAGTTCACGCCCATTACAGGACGGTTGCCCGGTCGGAGCGAGTAAACAACGAATGCGCTTCTCGGATCGAGTGCGTAGGCATGGAACGGCTCGTCAGTGTCGCCGTCACGGTCGGCCTCGACATACAGAACGCCCTTGCCGACAGTGTGGAACCAATCAACGATGTCGTTATCGGCATCCTGCTTGCCGGAGCGGTACAGATACTCGTTCAAACGGTCTACCTTGTCCTGCGAAGCCTCGTTCCGCGCCGTGTAAGTGGCTGGCTGAGTCAGGAAGTAGCCGTTCTTGAAGTCAACGATCATCCCGGCATAGCATTCCTGCACTTTGTTTAGGATCTCCGGCCTCACATCCTTCGTGCGGTTCAGTATCGGCTGCACATTACGCCTGTACCAGTACAGGAAATCCTCTTGCAGAAGGTTCATGCAGTGGTAGGTCAGTGCCGAATTGACCTCTTCCACCACGTTCTCAGCCGTGATGAAGTCATTCGTGGCGTAAATATCGAGTCTGCCGAACAGATCGTTACGGATGACGCTTCTGCTTGCGCTCTCTTCAGTTGTGGTGGTGGTGTTTTCTGCCATATACCCTCGTTTGCGCATAAAAAATGCGGGTGCTTACGGTTCTTTGACCGCTTGCACCCGCTGTTGAAGGGAGATTAAACAATGTCTTATTCAGCTTTTTGCACTCATCCACATACCACAATATACTTATCCACAGGTTTTGTCAAGATAACGGTGAATTTGCTGTGGATAAATGGTGCATAACATTGACTTATCCACCGTTCCGTGCTATATTCCAGGTGTACCCATTTGCGTTGGCAGTCTTTTCTCTTCTGACCATAGGCATTTGAGACCTCCTTTTAGTTTGCCCCTCACAGGTTTTACTGGTTTTCCCCTGTGGGGGGATTTTTTATGTTCCTGTCGATCAGAACCAACGCTTCTGCAGCTTCAGCTTCGCACTCGCCTTGTTGTCGATGTAAAGCGCAAGCTGGGCGAATGCGTCCGGCACATCATCGTGCTTGTTCTTCCCCGCCACCGTATAGCCAGTGAG